TAGCAACACAGCCGACAGGCGGTCGGGGGGTGGGGAGGGTGGCGCGTTCGAGGATTCGACGCGAACAGCGAACAAATTTTCTCGAGCGTTCACCCAAAAAGCCAAATCTTGAGAACTGTGGATAAGTGGTCTAAGTAGTTGATTTATATAGATAAATAATTATTAAAATATATATATATCTTAATTCTCACTGATACACCCTTTTCTAAAAAACTATGAAAAAGTGTTGAAAGATTGAAAGAGAGAAATATAGATAAGGGTGTCTGTCGGAGATCCGAGAATCGACCCCGTTTTTTGCCGGAAAAGCCTTACAGATCAATGACTTAGGATGGGCTGCGTTTAGGCTTTTCAGGGAACGGCCGCGAACAAAAGTTCGCAGCGGTTTACGAACGCAAAGCCAGCAAAGCCTTACAGATCAAAGAGTTACGAGCTTTGGGGCGCGTGAATAGGCGTTGAAAGGCGGCGTTTTCACGCGCAAAAGTGTAGAATTTGTGTACAATTCCGTGAAAACAACGTGAAAGGCATGAAAATGAAAATGACAATGACAGACGGCGCAGTACGTGCGCTGGCTAGTGCGCTCTTTGAACTAATGCGACCGATGATCCGGCAGGAGCTTGCCCAGCAGGCACAGCAGGAACCACCCAGACGCAGCCGAATGGACAGCGTAAGCAAGGTCATCAGGATTGTGACCAGGACTGCTCGATACGCCGGCCAAACCCGATACGGCCAGCTTTGCGCTCAGGGTTTGATGCCGAAGTCATATCTACTCAGGCTGTCCCGCCTCACAGCCGATGAGTGCCGAGCCGCCGTCGATCAAGCAATCGCGGCCGGCCAGATTCAGGAGGCTTACGACCCAGACACCGGCCTTGCGTGTGTTGCGGCCGCGAGTGCGCCTAAAGCCCACGCCCAAGCGCCTACACCACAGCCCCAAGCGCCCGCCGAGCGTGACTACGGCCCGTTAGACGACCCAGCCCAGGACGCCCACGAATGGGACTTTGCGACCGCTTTGGCTAAGGCGAGAGAGCGTGATAGCTGGTATTAGAGGTCGGAAGTGCGGTTTTTCCTTCATGTTTGCGATAAATGTTGAGGAAAACTCAACCTTTGAACTAGACTGCACCCAGCATCCATGCGGGTTTCGAGGTGATTGTGGCAAAAAGAAGTGAGGAAATCTCCCAATCCGTTCTCGTCAAGTGGAGCCATCGCCAGGACGTGCGAAAGCTCATGCCGGAACTGGCTTGGCTGCATCACAGCCCGGCAGGTGGCCTTAGGGACGGCTTTACAGGCGCTCAGATGACCGCGCTTGGCGTCAAGCGAGGTTTCCCTGACTTGATACTGCCGGTCGCTTCACGGGCCGATTTGAACGCTTGTGGACTGGCTATCGAGATGAAGTCAGCCACCGGCTCGCTTGCACCCGAGCAGAAGGGCTGGCTTCAGCTCTTAGAAAGCCATGGATGGATTACACACGTTTGCAGATCAGCCGAGGAGGCGCGAAACGCGATATGCAGCTATCTCAATGTGTCACCCGACAGTGCTCCGCCCCTCCCATGACCCTGCGGCACCGGGTTTTGGTAGTGATTCAAGACGCCGACGACACTCTGACCGGCGCCGAGGTCGCAAAAAGGGCCGGCGTGTCGTATCAACAGACAATCTTTGCCCTCAATGCGCTCTACAACATGGGTCGGATTACCCGGACAGGACGCAAATTCACCGCGCGCTGGGGCTCGATTGAGCCCAGGCCATCCCGCAGGCGGCAAGACCCGCCTGCTTTTGTGCTCTTAGAGCAGTTTTTCTCACGTCGCAAAGGATAATTGACAACATGACACACGATACCGTCGCACAAGTTCTGGCAGAGCGCGGCAAACGCTATGGCGAATTCGACAATCACGCCAAAATCAGCCAGCAACTCAAGGCAGTGATCTTTGCAGCACGCTCGCGCTGCACTCTTGACCCCGATATGTGCGAGGCGCTGGAGATGATCGCCCACAAGATCGCGCGTATCTGCAACGGCGACGCTCATTACTCAGATCACTGGACCGATATCGCCGGTTATGCCGAGCTAGTGGCCGCGCGCCTGCGTCAAATTGAGGCCGAGCCCATACCATCGGCCGACAATCATCGACGCTTTGGGGAGTAGTGATAAATGCTCGAAATTGTCGGATCAGGACTGCTAGGCTCAATTTTCGGGGGGCTGTTTCGCCTCGCGCCCGAAGTTTTGAAGTGGCTGGACCGCAAAAACGAGCGCCAGCACGAGCTTTCGATGTTTCAGCAGCAGTGCCAGCTCGAAGCACAACGCGGCTCGCAAAAGCTCTCCGAGATTGGCGCACAGCGCGACATGGCCGTGGATGTGGCCACCATGGACGCTTTCAAGGCGGCGATTGAAAGTCAAACAGACATGGCCAAGGCCGCGCCAGGATGGGTGGCCGCACTGTCTGCGAGCGTGCGCCCAATCGTGACTTACGCCTTAATCGGCACCTACTTGCTTCTACAGATCGGGATGGCGGTCAACGCCGGGTCGGTCGCGGAGGCATCCAAGCTAGTCATCACCCCAGACTTCGTGAGCCTTGTGTCTGGCACGTTCAATTACTGGCTCCTCAACAGGACGCTTGAAAAGCGGAGTCTGGCGTAAATGGACAAATTGAGCGTTGCTCACTATCCTGCATGTACGGTACAACTTTGGAGGCGTTTATGCCTTGGGTAGTGCAATGCGTACATTGTGGGAAAGACTTTGAGCGATCTAGACCTGATGCCAATAGGCAAAAACACTGTTCGTTGTTGTGCAGATGGTCGTCAAAAGTCGTGATACCGGGTGACATCGAAGCTTGTTGGACCTGGATCGGAGCATTAGCGCTCTCTGGATACGGAGTTCTGAGGATCAACAAACGTACTGTAACGGCTCACAGAGTGTCACACGAATTGCATAACGGCCCGATAGATAACGGTTACTCCGTTTTGCACTCATGCGACAACAGGCAATGCGTGAATCCATTGCACTTGAGAGCAGGCAACCAAGCCGAAAACAACGATGACGCGTGGGGCAGAAAGCGCCACGCGTGGTTTCGATGGTCTGATCAGGAGAAATCGGCATGGCTATCAAAAATGATAGCTGGGCGACAGCTATCGAAATAGCAGCCTCGCTTTGCATCAGGTTCGAAGGGGTCTATTTGCGCCCCTACAAATGCCCCGCGGGAGTCTGGACCGTGGGAATAGGCGCAACTTTTTATGAATCAGGCGTGCCTGTCAGTCAGAACGACCCGCCAATATCGAGAGATCGCGCAGTGAGTTTGTTGCACCTTCAACTGCAGTCAGTCTTTCTCCCGGCGGTATTGAGAATGTGCCCGGCTTTAGACAAGTGCCCCAAGAAGCTGGCGGCAATACTCGACTTCACGTTTAACACAGGCCCCGGCAGGCTTCAGACTTCGACCTTGCGCCGCTGCATCAACGCCCAAGACTGGACCGGCGCAGTCGAACAACTCAACAAGTGGATCCGCGGCGGGGGCAAAGTTCTCCCCGGCTTAGTCGCTCGCCGCGCAGCAGAATCGCAGCTCATCAGGTAAAGCAACATGGCACCAGCACAGCAACCGGCAGTAAATCACGAAATGCTTGCATCAAATTGCACCGATGCGCTCACACAATACCGCATCAACATGCTAGAGACGACCCTCGAAGCGGTGAAAGAAAACCTCATCAAACTGGCGCAGCTTGAACAAAAGCACCTTGAAACCAAGGAAAGCTTGACCCGCGCCTTCGACTCCATGAATGATTTGAACAAACGCCTACAGACCGTCGAGTCAGAAATGCCGACGCTTAAGCTCGTGCGCGGGTGGGTAATCGCTGCGGTTCTGGGGATTGTCAGCCTGCTAGGCGTGGCCATCTTCAAACTGTTTACGATTTCGGTGTGATGGACGACCAAGCCGAGTCATTCAAACCGACCCGCCGCAACGGCGGACCTGCGCGCGGCCCAGCTCGCGGATCGGTCAAGGGCAAGCCTGCCGAACTGCGCAACAGCAACCGAACACCAGAAGGACTCACGGTCGAGCAAGAAGCGTATGCCCGAGCGCGGGCCATGGGCATGAGCGTCGTAGAAGCTTCGGTCGCGGTAGGCATTCATCGCACTGGCGGCGCCAAGTGGGAAAAGGACAACCAGAAGGTCAAAGACCGCATCATCCAGCTATCCCATATCGCCACCTCCAACGCGATCCTCAAAACGGGATTGAATCGAGAGTGGGTGCTGAGCCGGCTTATGTCCGTGGTTGAGCGCTGTATGCAGGCCGAGCCGGTTACGGATGCCAAGGGCGAGCCCACCGGCGAGTACCGTTTTGACGCCTCGGGCGCTAATCAAGCGCTGCGGATGCTTGGCGACACGATGGGCATGTTCAAGCCACCAGAAAAGAAGGACGATGAATTTGCAACCCTCAGCGACTCCGATTTGCAAAGAATCGCTCAAGAGCTTGCCTCCCAAACTGGCCTACTTGCCATCGAGGCAGACACTAAGACAGTCAAATAGTGAATTGATTTCCATAATTCATTTATGGAACTCAAATTGTGCATTACCTGCAAATGTGAAAGACCGGTATCCAGCTTTGCAAAACACGCAAAGCGGCCAGATGGTCTATCGGTTGTCTGCAAGCCTTGCAAGTCCACATACGACAAAGAACGGTATCTGGCACGCGCAGATCATTACAAAGCAAAAGCGAAAGCATGGAGAGAGCGGAACCCAGACCGGGCACGGCAAAACACTGAACGTCATCGCACGCAAAACCAAGACCACTACAACGCTAGACAGCGTGAGTTGCGCAAGATAAAACCAGATCAATACGCCGAGTATTCCAGGACGTACAGACAAAAAAACCCAGAATCAACCCGGAACATGGTCAGGCAATGGCGACAGGACAACCCGGATAAAGCCCGCGCAATGGTGCGAGAAAAGCAAGCCAGACGCCGCAAAGCAATGCCGCCATGGGCTGACAGAACAAAAATCATGGCGGTATACCGGCACGCAAAGCTGCTTGAGCAGCTAGATGGTGTCCCGCGCCATGTCGATCACGTCATTCCGTTGAGCCATCCGCTTGTTTGCGGGCTTCACGTTCACAACAATCTTCAAGTGTTGCCGGCCAAGATCAACATGAAAAAGTCAAACAAGTATGACTCCGGCGCTTCCTGAAAATCTGCGCAACATGCCGCCTAAGTTGGCATTGCTGCGCCTCCTGCAAGAGCAAAAACGCCGACAAGACAGAAACAAACTGGCGTTTTACAAGCCATATCCCAAACAAGTTTTGTTCCACAATCGCGGGGCGACGCATCGAGAGCGCCTATTCCGGGCCGGCAACCAGCTTGGCAAGACGTGGAGCAGCGCCTACGAGATCGCTTACCACCTGACCGGGCTTTATCCAGAGTGGTGGCGGGGCAAACGGTGGAATCGGGGTGTGACGGGCTGGGCGCTGGGCGAATCCATGGAATCGACCCGCGACACCCTGCAACGCTTAGTCCTGGGCCGGCCTGGGGAGTGGGGCACAGGCACCATCCCCGAGAAACTCATCATTGAGGTCAAACGCGCGCAAGGTGTTGCCGACTCGGTGGACGCGGTTTTCGTCAAGCACGTGAGCGGCTTGGTGTCGCGCCTGTACTTCAAAAGCTACGAAAAGGGCCGATCCAAGCTTCAGGGTGAAACGCTGGACTTCGCCGCACTGGACGAGGAGCCGCCGCACGATATTTACACCGAGGTACTGACCCGGACCAACGCAACCAAGGGCATTGTGTGGATCACCTTCACCCCGCTGCTTGGTATGTCCGAGGTCGTGCGCTTGTTCCTACAAAACCCAACGCCCGACCGGTCAGATACCAACATGACCATCGACGATGTTGGCCACTACAGCGAGGAAGACCGGAAGCGCATCATCGCCTCCTACCCAGAGCACGAGCGCGAGGCACGGGCCAAGGGTGTGCCCATCCTGGGCAGTGGGCGCGTGTGGCCGATTGCCGAGAGCGCCATCAGTGTTGATCCGTTCCCCATTCCCGACCATTGGCCGATTATTTGTGGGGTGGACTTTGGCATCGACCACCCGAGCGCGGGGGCTTGGCTGGCCTGGGACCGCGACACTGACACGGTGTACGTGTACGACACCTATCGGGTGAGCAACGAAACCCCGGCCCAGATTGTCCCGAGGATCATTCAGCGTGGTCCGTGGGTGCCTGTCGCATGGCCAGCCGACGGCTTGCAACGGTCCAAAGGTGACGGCATTCAATTGGCCGAGCAGTATCGTGCGCACGGCGCCAACATGCTGCACGAGTATGCGCAGCTCCCGGAAACGGGCGACGAGGAAGGTAAAAAGACCAGCCGCACCAGTGTCGAGGCGGGTGTGACGCTCATGTTTGACGACATGAAGCGTGGCAAGTTCAAGGTATTCCGTGGGCTGGAGGACTGGTTCGCGGAGTTCCGCCTGTACCACCGCAAGGACGGGCTCATTGTCAAACTGCAAGATGACTTACTGTCCGCCACCCGGTACGCCTATGTGATGAAGCGGTACGCATCGACACCGCCTGACCCCCAGACCACCATGATTAACCCGCGAAGGGACCATAACTGGCGTGTTTGACCAAAGGTCAAATAGCCTTGGCGCGTACAAAATACCATCGGCGGATAGCACCCGGACTTAGGCCCATGATTGGCAACATTCAGTTGAACAGCGAAGCCATAGAGCGCGACAGCGAAGGCTACCCAGGCGCCAACGCTGGCGGCCCGACCATGGCCAAGCAGTATCAGCATGATGACAAGCCACGCGGCAATGTCGTGATTGGGGAAGCGCCCACCGACACTCAGTCCCCCGGTCAGATTCCCGACGACCTCGAAAACTCTGCGCTGCCACGTGCTCAGGTGGAGATGTTCCTGCGCGAGATCAAGCATCAGCCCCACTGGAGGCGCGAAGCTGACCGGGCCGCCGACTTCTACGATGGCAACCAGCTTTCCCCAGAGGACGTGGAAACCCTCAAGGACCGAGGCCAGCCCCCGCTCATTACCAACATCATCAAGCCGACCGTGGACACGGTGCTTGGCATTGAGGCCAAGTCACGAAGCGATTGGGTCGTGCGGCAAGAGGATGACGACGAGTGCGAGGATGAGATGGCCCAGGCACTCTCGGTCAAACTCAAACACGCCGAGATTGAGTCACGGGCCGACCGCGCGGTATCTGACGCCTACGCCGGGCAGCTCAAGGCGGGGCTAGGCTGGGTCGAAGTGGCACGAGAGCATGACCCGTTCAAGTGTCCCTATCGTGTGCGCTACGTGCATCGCCGGGAGATTTTCTGGGACTGGCGGGCCGAGCAGCCCGACTTGTCGGACGCCCGTTACCTGATTCGCCGGCGCTGGCTAGAGCTTGAGCACGCCATTGCGCTGATGCCGCAGTACGCGAGCCTGTTTCGGATGACCACGGGCGGGTGGGCTGGGTTCGATCCCTTGCTGGAGCAGGACAGCCGCTTAGTGCAGTCGTGGGAAATCGAGCGCGACACCCGGATCGCCGCGGTGGATTGGCGCGACATTCAGCGGATGCGGATCTGCCTGTACGAGATTTGGTATCGCAAGTGGGTGCGCGGGTACGTGATGACACTGCCCAATGGCACCACCATGGAAGCCGACTTTGACAACCCGCGCCACAACGAGGCGATTGTCTCCGGCATTGCCACGATCAAACAGGCCACTTTCCAAAAAGTCCGACTGGCTTGGTACACGGGGCCGCACTTTCTGTATGACGTGCCGAGCCCGTACAAGCATGGTCATTTCCCTTACGTGCCCTTCTTCGGCTACCGCGAGGATCTGACCAACGTGCCCTATGGCTTAATCCGGGCCATGATATCGCCGCAGCAAGAGATTAACGCGCGCAAGTCCAAGATGCTGTGGAGTCTGAACAGCCGGCGCGTGGTGGCCGACTCCGATGCGGTGTTGGACCATGGCCGCACTATGCAGGAGGTGGCGCGGCCCGATGCTTACGTAATTCTGAACGCCAACCGCAAACCTAGCAGCACTTTCCGGGTCGAGCCCGGCGCAGAGCTGGCGGCGCAGCAGTTCCAGGTGATGCAAGAGGCCAAGCAGGAGATATCCGAGGCTTCGGGCATCCACAAATCAATGCAGGGCCAGCAGTCGGGCGCCACTTCGGGGCTGGCCATTAACTCGCTGGTTGAGCAGGGTTTGAATACCCTGGCCGAGATTAACGACAATTTCCGCTATGCCCGCCGGTTGGTGGGCGAAATGCTGTTTGAATTGGTCAAGCAAAACCTGATGCAAGCCCCGGTTAAGGTCAAGATTGGCGAAGGCAAGCAGCAGAAGGTAATTGTGCTTAACGCCAAGGCGCAAGACCCGGAAACGGGGGAGATTGTAACGATCAACGACGTGGCCAAGGTCAAGGCTAAGGTGGTGCTAGACGATGTGCCAAGCACGCCGACCTACCGCATGCAGCAATTGCAGATGCTTACCGAAATCACCAAGAGTCTGCCGCCGCAGCTTCAGGGCTTTGTGATCGACTTTGTAATCGAAGCCACGGACCTGCCAAGCCGGCACGAGCTTGCGGACCGGCTGCGCGCCGCAGTCGGCATCCAAGACCCAGAGCAGCAGCAGGCCCAGGCCGAGGCGCAGCAACAGGCCCAAGCCATGCAGCAAGACATTGCGCAAAAGACATTCGTGCTGGACGCGGCGGAGCGCGCGGCCCGCATTCGCAAGATCAACGCCGAGGCTGAAAAGGCGATGGCCGAAACGAGGCGGGCCAAGTTTGAGCCCATTGTGCGCACGCCCCAGGTGGATGTATCCGCCCCAAACATTTCCCCGTAGAGATCCAATATGGCAGCAAAAGAGGCTGGAATGTTGGTGGGCGTGTGGTTTCTAGCCCGCGAGCTGGCCCACCGTGAGCACCTTAGCGCGACCAGCTATGCGCGCCACGTGGCCTTAGAGGAGTTCTACACGGGAATTGTCGAGCTTGCCGACACGTTTACCGAGACATGGCAGGGGCGCAATCGCCAGTTGTTGTCCATTCCGCTGACGAGCAACAAGGGCGACATGGAAATTTTGGAATTGCTTGAAGCGCAAAGCGACTACATAGGCGAAAACCGTTACAAGGCAGTGCCCAAGGAGGACACGTGCCTGCAAAACATTATTGACGAGGTCGAAGGGCTGTACGCCAGGACGATTTACAAACTAACGTTTCTGGCCTGAGCGGCCACAAGGGGATAGCAATGGGATGGCAGGATAAAAAGGTTCAATTGCCAGACAGCCGGATCGCTGATGGCGTGGTTGCGATCAACCCGACTACGGGTGAGCCATATACTTCAGATACAAATGGCGCTCCTGTGTCCATTGTTGGCCCGCTGCCGGCCGGATCAAACACAATCGGCGCCATAACGACTAGTCAATTGCC